ATGCTTTTCTTTGACGCGTAAACTTTAACTTAAAGTTTTGGGACTCGATATGTATAGTAGAAATGTCCCTCACCCAGGATTACACCACCGTTCCCGGCCAGCTGTATGCGTGCCTCTCCGTCGTAGGGCCCGAGGCCCCGCAGAAGAACGAAAAGTTCGGCATCAAGATCCGCGGTGCCTTCTCCAACAGAGACGAAGCCGCCAACCACGCGAAGCGACTCCAGAAGGAGGACCCCACCTTCGACATCTACGTCGTCGACATGTACAAGTGGCTCCTGATCCCGCCCGACCCGACGGTCATCGAGGATACTAACTACACGAACGAAAAGCTCCAGGAGATCATGACCGGCTACCGCGAGAACCAGGCACAGGCGGCTCGAATGTTCCAGGAACGGAAGGATGGCATGCTCTCGGGAACCAATCACTTCACACCCGGAGACGATAACTCTAAGTTCTATACCAAGCCCGACGAGGCTCCGATCAGCCACCCCGCGGAAGTCTTGGAGCGCCTTCAGAAGGAAAAGCCCGACGCCCCCATGGAGGAACTGGTCAAGGAAGCTGACGAGATCGTGGCCCAAGAGGTGGAAGAGCGCAAGAAGGAGCGCGAGAAAGATTCCACCGAGGCGAAACTCGAGGAAATCACCGAAGAAGGCGGTGAACCCGAAGTATCCTCCTCTGCGTAAATAAATATGTAATACACTAATAAAAGATGTTCGCTATTATCTTAACTGTACTCGCGGTCGGGGCGTTCTTCATTTTGTTTTTCAAGTCACCTACGGTGACGACCCCCGAGACTCCAGAGAAGGAAGGGGGGGAGGCACCTTTGACGAACGCCGCCGCTGTCGGCTTCGTCGAAGATACTGGTCTGGAATCGTACGGGGCGGTTTTCAAAAAGGGGGACATGGGAACCTTCATCGCACACGACACGCTTCCGCGCGGAAGCTGGATGAGTGGGTCGCCCTACCTCGAGGAGACCGTCGAAGCCTAGGCGTACCTTAGAATAACCGGTTGCATCGTCTTTCCCATGAAAAAGCCAAGTAAAAAAACGGCGAACGCTATTATCCACGTGGACTTATCCACGTTCTTGAACAGGTCGACTGATTCTTTCTCCTGTTGAGGGACATACATTTCCGGGTGTGGTGGTGCCTGCATGTAATATTGCTGCTGCGGCTCTTGAATTGAATTTTCGTTTTCTTCCTGATTGTTAAGGGGGTCGACGTCGGGATTGTACTCGATGGGATTTCCCATATCAGATTCCATCATATTACTACTAAGATCACTCTATTTTTTTAAGCTTATTCTGACTCACTCTCATCCTCGTCATCGACGATGAAATCCTTGAGGTTACCGTTATCGTCGGCGTCGTCATCGTCGTCGCAGCCCCCCTCGTCGTCGCTCTCGTCCGAGTAGCACTCGTCTTCCGTGTCTATGTCGGAACCGATATCGGTGTCGTGGTCCTCACTGCAGTAATCGTCGTCAAGGGCATTCTCTGCTGGAACGAACACGATTGGTTTTTTAACGGCTCGTCCGGATCTTGTCGTCAACGTTGTCATCTATACTGTACGCCCCATTATTGTTTAAGTAGGTTAACGATGTTAGGGGACAGCTTGTGCGTCCTGGGCTTCGACTTATTGCACACTGGGCACGCCTGGACGATTTGACCCTTCTTCACCGTGTACGTCATGAGTTTATCGTGCCTCTCCCCGACCGTTTCGCAAAACCTCGACGTCGTCGTCACCGAGAGCACTCCACCTTTTTGGCGGTTGATGTCGATCACTTTTGTGCCGTCGTCCACCTTCATCCACCTGTTGAGGAAGTGTTCGATCTGGGATTTGACGTCGGGCATGGGTTTATCCATGTACTTCCTGATCTCCTTACATTTGGAAATCTCGGCCTTACTCGGGTACAGCGCGTTCGCGATATCGTCGGTGAGTTCGTGCCTTCGGCCGATGAAGTCTTTACAGAACCCGTCTTTCCGACCGTCCAACGTGGGACACGTGCAGAAACACTTCTGCAGGATGTGTCTACCGCTGACCAAAAACCAGACGTGATTCGAACCGTGTTTCCGTTGAATGTTCTCGCACCACCGAGATGTGCTGGAGACGAGAAACGTGTTCTTGCTCTTGTAGATCTTGGTCAGGTACGCATCTTCCTGGCCGGCCATGTTTTTTCGTATGAAGGTCTCCAATCGATCACGAAGCGCGGTGTCGTGCACCTCGTCTTTCGTCTGATCGGCCGTGAACGAACCTTCCTTCCTGGGTTTCGGTTTAGGTAAAGACGCCGCCGTGACGGGTTTCTCGGTCCTGACCGCCGTGGCCTTGAGAATCGCCACGTCCGGTTCGGAACCGATCCTCGCGAGCGACGAGAGCGGCCACGTGTACTTGAACACCGGGAGGTACATGCCCTCGACCACACCTTTCGCGCGTTTGTGTGACCACGGCATGCGAAACCCACTTCCCTTGGTCCGGCGCGCGGGGTCACCGTAGACGCTCGAATCCACGATCATGTCCCATTCGGTCACCGGGTTGTGGCTGAAGAGATCCGAGATGATATATTGTCGGAGGTAGACCGCGGCGGTCTGTTCGACAACGAACTCCGGCCAGTTGAGGTGGACGCCCGTCTTGATCTTATCGCCCGCGGGCTTGGGTTGCGCGACGGAGACGATGCACTCCTTTCCCCCGAACTTTTTCACGCACCTGCATATCACGGTGGATATTTGACTGATTTCGTCCATGCCGAGCGCCACGTCGGCTTTGTAATCGAGGTCCACGAAAAAGTTATAGGTCGGGGTTTTCTGTTCCACGACGAATACTTTCTCGTCGGCATGAACAGCCTCGATGTATTTATCGTAAAATTCGTCCAATCTATCAAACGGCACGGACAGGCAACCGCCGTCCAGGAGCACGTGTGATGGGTTGGGGACTTTTTTCAAGAAGCCGTTCTGGGAACACCAACTTTTGAACATACTTACTTTACATACACATTAATCCTCATCTCTAAACCAGTTCGACGAACAGGAGACGTCCTGATAAATCTTCGTTTCGCTCAGTTCCTTCTTAAAGGTGAGGAGTTCGTAGACGGTCATCTTCGTGTTTTCCTTCACCCACTCCTCGATCTCGGAGTCGCACAGACCCCGGTTCTTCTCGAGGAGTTCAGAGATCTGTCTCATGATGAAAGCTTTCGATTTCATTATTTTATACTGAATGTTTTTCTATCGGAAGATTGCACACACGCGTAAAACTCTGGATTTTTTATGACATTATCTATGATTAATTTCCAACGCTTACGCGAATTAAACTCGGGTAAGGTATCGTAACTCATGTAATCGTTCTCGTCGTGTGTTTTCCTGATCGGTTGGTTGTGTAGTTTTTTCAGTTGCATCTTGGCCTTCTCCTCGTAGAACCGCTTGACCTGTCCGTGCTGCTCCGCCCTGTTGAAATCGACGAAGAACACGAAACAGTTATACTCTAAGTCCACCGTGGGACTTTCCTTCACGGTGAACTTGAAATCCGTGTACTCGCCGTTTTTCAAGTTGAGAACCCCTCGGGTCTCCTCCTCGAGTTCTCGAAGCGCACACCGGATCGGGTTGGTGATTTCCCTTCGGCGACATCCGCCTGTGACAAAAATCCAATCTTTGAACCGCCAATCGCGTACGGTCAAGAACCGCGTTTGATCGCCGTTGAAACTAACTGGTATCGCGATAGCCTTGTGTTTTTTCATCGCGCATGCGCGTTTCTACAATATGCTGACATCTTATTCCTCGGATTTTTCTTCCACCTCCTCGGCGACGAGCGCGGGCTCTTCTTTCGCACCGCCGCCACCGCTGGACTGGGAAAGATGGCGCGCGACGTGCGCTGAGAAAACCTTGAGCTCGTCGACTTCCTGCTTCGCCTTGTTCAGCTCCCTGAAGAGGAAGACGAGGCCGGCGATGCAGGCGATTGCGGCGATGGTGGTGAGAATTTCACGGTCGATCGGGATCATTTACTGTCCTCACGACGCTTCTTTTT